GTGCACCCCCTGCCAGAAGCAGGCTTGTTCGTATTTCTCCCGTTGCCGAATTAGTTAACCCATCCACCCCCCAAGTCGGCCCATTGGTCAGCGTCCCATCAAACGTCCCCAACCCACCGAGCGAATACGCCGTGGTGCCGGTGCCTGCGTTCTGGCTGCTGCGGAGGGGCCAACACACCATCGAGTTCCAGAGGCCGAGCGCCTTGACCCCGCGCACAAAACTTGACAGCGCAAGCCTGTCGGTTGCGCCGGACGCTGAACAAAACGACAAGGCGTCTTTGTCCAGACTGTCGCGGATGATGAGGTTGAGGGCCACGGTGCCTTGGTCTGCGATGACGGAGGCAATGCTCATGCCTCGACGCTGCGTAACTCCAACACGCGAACGGTTGTCGCCGCAGGAGTGAAAGCCGCGGTCGTTTCGGCAATGGCAAACACGGAAGATGACGTCGCGGTGATCGTTTTGCGAAGAAAGTCGTCCTCGGTGAACATGGTGTCGCCCAGATCAACCGGCGCGGAGAGCGTGATGTAGCCCAGATACTTGTCGCGGTCGCCGGAGGGCAGATTGAAGGCCGCGTTGTCCGCGATGCCCGCGGGGGCGCTGGAATAAAGGTGCAGGCGCGTCTGGCCTTGCGTGCTTGATCCGGCGTCGATCCGCATGGAAGCGTAGAGCAGCACAATTGTGCCGCCGCCTTCGGGCGCGATGTTGGTGAACTGGATGACGCTGGCTGGATCGGTGCCAAGAACGTCGTTGGCCGTGTAGGCGTCGGTGTTGTTCGGTCGCGTGACCGACACTTTGGAAATGTAGCGAGGTTTGATCATTGGCGTGTTTTGACTATACCGCTCAAATGGCGCAAGGGTTTATTGCGCCTTGTCCGGCGCGTTGACGATCTCGCCCAAGAGCGCCTTGACTGGATCGGTGACGTCGTGCTTGACCTCGGTCTTGTCGGGTTCGGCCAAACCAAGGAGCTTGACCAGTTCGCGGACGGCTCCGGTGGCGGCGCTGCAATCCTCGCGGGCTATTGCCTTGTCGTGGATCTTCTCCAGCTTGTCCGCGGCGCGGGCAATCATGGTTTCCTTCTGCTTCATGCGCGTCTCGCGGGCGATGGGATTGGCTCGGTCGATGTAGTTGGCCGCGGTGCGCTTGCAGACTTTGAACTCGCTGCAAATAGAGGAAACAAGATCAGTGAAGCGGCGACCTTCCAAAATCCAATCGGTCACCACGCTCACGCGGTGTTCCATTTCGCTGTCGGAAGTAATTGGCATGCGTCTTTTTTACTCTGATGGTCAAACTAAAACATTGACCGCGTTTTGACTAACCCGCTCTATCTTATTCGTCTCGCTTGCGCTCGCCTCAACTATGGTTTCTGGAAACGGATAATAAATGTGCGTTGCTCCGTCTTTCGGATGATCCCTAAACACTTGGTCATCCAACTCGCACTGCAAATTTTGCAGCGTCTCAAATGCCCGCCTTGCCAGCCTGCCTACGCGAGATGTCTTGCCGTAGGTGTTGGGCAAAGCGCATGCCGCTTTAATCAGTATTGCTCTGACCTCGCTAATTTGCCGCCCCAGTTTTTGGTGTTCGGCCATTGATAGTTTTTTCACCATGAGTATTCCCTCGGTGCGATGAGTTTGAACTCGCTCACCGGAATGTGGACGACGGGTTCCTTGTCTGGTTCCCAGCGCACTTTGTTCGGAATCATGTAGCCCACCGGATACGGCTTGCGCTGGATCATCATGTAGTGGATGCCCTCCAGCCATTCGACGCAAAAGGCGACCGGCAAGAGGTCGGTCATCTGCATGGCGTGAACGTATTTTTGGGCGCTCCATGTCAGCGTGTTGTATTTGTTAATCGACAGCAGTTCGCCGTCCTTGTCCTTGCGCTGACGGGCCTCGGCAAACGCTACAGCCCGCCCGTTCCGAAACAGCACAGCATCCACGCAATAGGCTTTAGAGCATGGCGCGGCCTCGCACTTAAACGCTTCGGCGGCGGTGCGGATGATCCGCTCCTCCACCTCGCGGTGCTGTGCTGTTTCAAACAAAGGCATCAGAAGGGTATATCGGAGCCGTCGTCTTCGTCAGTGACCCGCGGTGCCGCCGGTTTCGGTGCGTTGTAGTTGCCGCCCTTTTCCTTCGGCACCCACGGAGGCCCAAACTTCAGCGAGAGGAAGTCCTTCCCGCTTTTGCTGGTCTGCTCCCAAATACTAATCTCGTAATCGCGGCCTTCAATTTTGACAGGGCCGCTCCACTTGGGCGCTTTGGGGTTGTCTGATTGCCGCTCAAAGGCGGCTCCTCGGTTGTCGTCGTTGTATTGCATGGTGTTGGTGTTGTGTTGATGTCGAGCGTCCCGTTGGGGAGCGCCCAGATTTGTTCGGATCGGAAATGCACAAACGCGCCGTCGCGTTCCATAACGACCGTCCAGATGTCGTTGGCCAGATTGCTCTCGCGGGACACGATGATGGCCCAGCCATAGCCAAGCGGCGTCGAGACGGGGAACGGGCGTGCGAGTTCCAGCATCATCGCAAAAAGTTCCGGCGGGCTTCGGATAGCGTAATACCGAAGCAGCCCCCCACACACAGATGTGGCGATTGCCACCTATACGTTAACGCAGCTATGCCGCCGAAAAGTTTCATCGTCTTTTGGTTTTGACTAAACCGCGCCGAAAATATTGCGGATTGCGTTCCATCCACGCGACCACTTCGCCGGTGTTGGCAACGTCACCAGCGCGAAAGGCGTTGTCGGAAACGAGATAGCAATGCTCCGCGAGAATATTCATCACCGTAATCTCGTCATCGTGCAGGACATGCTCAATGTAGCTCTCCAGCGTGTTGGGCATGTGTGGATTTTATGGGTGTGGTCAAATGTCATGCGCTCGCCTCCAGTATGGCCAAGTGCTTGATTGCATCCGTGGTGTGATCCAATGACTTGAGCAGCATGGGCCTCGCTCTGCGCCAGCGGTGCGTCCGAATTTCAAAACGCGCTTTTTTTAGCTCCCGCAACGCCAACATGATGGATTTGTCGGCATCGACGCAATCGACGTATTGCTCGCAGCAGCCAATGTGTTTCCACGGCCCCTTGCCCGCGTATCCGCGGTAATGCGGCTCGTCGCGGCGGATCTTTTCGTTGCACACTTCGCAGTTCACGCTGCCACCACCCCCTCCAGTTCTCTGATTTTCTCGCGGATGCGGGCGACCTCGGCCTTGGCCTCCGGCTTCCACTCGGTTTCCCAAGGGCAGTCGGCTTTATGTCTGCGGTTCCGCGGATCACCCTTCATTCGCTCCAGCTTCGCTTTTAAGGCGTCGATGCCCTGTTTGGCGTCCCAGACCCCCTTGGGTTTAGTCAAAGCCTTGGAGGGCCGTTTACGCGCAATCTGGGCGGCTCTGGCTTTGAGGTTGCTGCGCCAGTTGGCAATGGGGCGTCCATTCCAATCCGTCCACTCGCCGGTCGGTGCGATGGCGCGGGACTCGTTGTCATGCCAGACCTCTTCGGCAACGACCTCCTCGACGCCCATCAAAAGCGCCGCGGCCTTGAACTCATCCAAGGTGGGGGTCGTGACGCTCTCTGTAGAAAAACCATATGGTTTGCATATGGTATCCATATGCTTTTCATATGCGCCAAGCCCTACCCTACCATTATCAGTATTATTGTCTTTAGTAGGACGGCCACCCTTCTGGCCAATGTGCCAGCACCGAATTAGCTGATGGTTATGCTGCTCAAAGCCATGAATGGCCCACGTTCCCTCCGGCTCCTCGTCGAGCCACGGCGAGTCCTTGTCGGTCATCGCGGCCCAAAGCGCGTCGGCATCGCCATCGTGGCGCATAATCGCGGCCAGCTTGCGCGGGTTGAGCGTCAGACCGCGCCACTGGCGCTTGTTCTGCGCGTCTCCCCAAAGCCGAAGTAGTCCCAAGACCGCGGTCGGCCCGCACGCTTCCAGCAGGCGCTCGGTCTTCCAGTGGGTAATGAAGTTGGCGTCCAATTTCACAACGCCTCCTTCAGCGTGACTTCAAGGTAGGGTTCCTCGGTGCGGCACTTCTCCGCAACAAACTGGTCAACCAGCGCGTCGTCGGTGATCCAGCCCGCCGGTCGCAGGCAGTCGAGAACTCCCTTGGCCAAGTTATCGATGTCCGGTCGCTTGCCGTGCCGCCGCTCGTTCGGTCGCGCCTTGGTGCGCCCGAAGGCGAACTTCAGCTTGATCAAGACCGGATAGTCTATCGGCTTGCGCGGTGCGTGTTTCTTGAGCGCGGCCACCAGCGCGTTCTGCGCGTCGGCTACTTTCTTCTTGGTGAAAAACATGGGCTTGCCCCCGCGGACGAATACGCCCTTCTGCTGGGCGGTGACGGTCGAAGGCTCCCCGTCGATAATTGCAGTAATCATGTAATGGGCTTTTTTCTCCGCGGTGGGCGCGGTTTGACTGCGGTGATCCGGCGCATGACGAACGCCTGCGGCAGACCGATTTGAATGAGAGCGGCTTGAAGTTCTTGGTCGGGAACCTCTGGGCCGTGCTTGAGCATGTCGTCGAGCGCATCGCTGCGGTCGGGAACCATGCGGAGGGACAACGTCTCCCACCACACGATCCGCGCCGCGGCGTGCCTCACGGGCAGCGCCAGCGCCATTAGACGCTGACGCCACTCCGCGGGCGTGATGCCTCGGCTCCAACGTGGAACGTAGGCTTTGTCGCTCATGGCTGTCGGATAATTCCAAGCAAGGCCATTTGGTCTTCGCTCAAGTTCAACTTTTGCAGCAGTGCTTGGCGCTGTTGCTGTGCTTCGCGCACTTGCTTAATGCGCTCATACAACTCCATCCAGACCTGCTTTTCTCCATTGACCCACTTGGTTATGCGCCGCGTGTAACGACGCTCCCCAGCGGATTTCGGAAGCACCCTGCGAAGCACATACTCTTCATCCCACTGCATGGCCTTCGCCAGAGCGTCAGACGCGGCAAGGAAGTTGTCGTATACACTTTCAGCCAACTGCGCCTTCAACTCGACGTCGAGCCACGCCTCATGGGCCTCTCGTTGCTCGGCAGTCATAGCACCTCCTGCGCTTGCTTCTGCGCCCACGAAGGGAGCGAGAGTGTTGTGATGTCTTGCGTAAACGACGGCCAATAATCCTCGGCCATGCAGTTACGCACCGCGGCGAGATCGCGTTGGTATTGCTTGCGGCCCCAAGTGATGGCGTCTTGATCGAGCGCGTAGACGGCGACCGCAAACGGCGGCGTCTTCTCCACGCAGACGAACAAGAACTCCGTCTTGTCGAGTCCCAGCAACGCGCACAGATCGAGGTAATACGCGGCCTGCACATCGTAGCGATAACTGACGACGCTTTTGGCCATGAGGTCGGGATCTGCGCTTTGGCAGGACTTGATGTCCACGATGACGTTGCCACCCTCCGGCAGCGCATCGATCCGCGCTTTGCGAAGGACGCCGTCTTCGCCATTTGCGAATAGCGAAACTTCCGTCCTTGCGTTGTCCAAGACGCGCTTGACCGCGGGGTGCGCGTGAACCGAATCACGCATACCCTTGATCGTCACATATTCATCTTGTGTGATGATCGTTTTGGTCTGCGCGGCCTTCCACTCCTTACCCTCTTTGGTCGAGAGATTCAGACCCTCCGGTTTTACCGATACGTCCAGCGCATCCGGCTCCAGTATAGCGCGGTGGATCATCTGCCCCAAGCGCATGGCGGGCGTTGTCTCTGTTTTGAACAGCCCGTCGATGTATGCCTTGAAGTGCGCGGGCGTCCGCGGAGGAGCAACGTAGTCCAGTGCGGACTTTGAGATGCCCTCGGCTTCGCGGTATTGCTTTTCCGGTAACGAGAGGATGCCGCTGTTCATATTCCGGCCTCCTTCGCCGCGCCGTTGAGCGCATCGCTTTGCCTGCGGCGCTGTTCCAGTTCAGCCATGAACTCGGCCACCATGTGGTCGCCGGTCATGCGGTCGGTGAGCGTGTTGAGCCACTCGACGGCCCAAACGAGGTCGGCGTTCATTTCACCACCTCCGCGAACAGTTCGCCGGTTGCCTTGTCGTTGAGCGCGGCGCGTTGCGACGGTTCCGCGGCGGTGTCGAAGAACTCCGCGGCGGTTGTCGGCTCCGGTAGCACTACGCTTGACGCGACTTCGCGCCCGCGGGCCACCTTCACTTGGTAGTCGGCCACTTCTTCGCGGATACCCAGACCGCGCAGCGCGTCGGGGAAGGCATCGCGCAAGGCCCACGATCTTGCCCGCATCTGGAGCATGCGGCTGGGGTATTGCTGCCAAGGGCCAGCCTTGCCCCACAGGCCCGCCTTCTTGGCGTCGGCCTCGCTGAACGTGCGGACGACCGGCGAGCGGTCGCGGCGCTTGACCACGCATGTCGCGGTGTTGCCCTCGACCTTCTCATCGATGTCGAGGAACGCCGGATGCGCCGTCGCAATGGCCAGTGCGGTGTCTCCGTAAACCACCGGCTTGCCGTTGACGATGGCGATGGACTGGAGCGCCTGCATGGGCGCGAGGCCCAGTTCCAAGCCATGCTGGACGGCGACCATGACCGCTTCGGGACTGCTAAAGCCCTTGGGCGCGAGGCCACTGTTGACGACCGCTTTGCAAAAGCGGCCAAGTTCATCAAAAGAGCGCAACTGCACTCCGTGGGAGTCGAGACTGATCTCGACTGGTTTTTGCTTGGCCAACGTGAGTTGACCACTTTCTGTATGCATTGTATTTTGGTCTTTCATTGTGTGTTCTTGCCCGTCTCCGCGGCATGCTGCGGGGGCGGGCTTTTTGTTGGTGGGCATGCCTAAAATCGGACGCTGCGGTTTTCGATTTTCCGTAGGAGCCAGCGGTTCCAGCGGTGGTTGTCTGTGGCGGTCGCGTGACCGGCGACCCAGCCCAGCCCGTAGACGAGGACAAGGGTCATCGCCCACAGAGCGGTGAAGAATCCGACGAGTGCGTAGTCCATTAGATGCACACCTCCCGTTGATTGGTTTTGCGGATGGCCGCGATGCACTCGCGGATCGTTTTGCGCCACGTTGCGTCGTGACGCCATTTCCAGATGTCGCAGATGTATGTCTTCAGCGACACGCGCATGGCGACGAGTTCCATCAGCGTGAAACTCGGTTTCAGTGTGTAGGTGGGTTCAGTGTTCATTGTGTGTTCTTCTTGTCCCTTCGGTGTTGAATGCGTTGGCACATGGCCGACGCGAAAGTGACCCAGTTCGGGTTGACGTCTTGGCCCTCGTCCGCGAGCCACTTGTGAATGGCGCGGAAGCCCCAGCCCTTGCCGCGCAACACTTCGACGGCATCGACAAGTTCGTGGCTGTAGTTGCGCTGGTCGCCGCGGGGCGCGGCGTGGGCTTTATCGATCAAGGTCACGCTGCGGCCCTCCTTGGTTCGCGGCCCAAAATTTCGCCAATGATGTGCTGGATGTGCGGCCAGCGATGGCCTTGCAGCGTTTTCATTAACGCGCTGCGCGTGACGCCAATCTTTTCGGAGATCACGCGGTAGGTGACGCCGTGCGCGAACAACAATGCCGCGGCAACAAACTGCGACTCGGTGTAGCGCGACAACGCATGGGCCGCGCCTTTCGGCACGTTTTTCCTACCCTTGCGCGAGGAATCCATTTGGTTGTCAGACGGCGTCCCTATCGACAGGTGAGCCGGATTCACGCAACTCGGCGTGTCGCAGGAATGCATGACATGCATGCCAACCGGCGGGCGCTGGCCATTGTGCAGCGCCCAAGCAATGCGATGGGTCGCTTCACGATTGCGTTTGCCGACGGCCATAAGTCCGTAACCGCTTGGCTTTTTGCACCCCTGCCACAGCAAGCACTCGCTGCTGGCAACTACGCGCTCGGACAACCGCCGCCGCGCCGATTCCATCAGCGCCGGACTGGCGAAAAGTTTGTCCCAGTTCACAACTCTCCTTTCTCAAGGTTCACTGAACCTTGGGCCAAAAGAAAAGCGCAGTGGGCGCTCAAAGAGCGAAACTCCGCTTTCGATTGTTTGAGTAGTCGGGCCTTAACGTCCCGCGGTATCTGGATGTTGAGTGGCAATACGTCTGCCGGTTTCCTCTGCTTGTTTTGTAGCATGGGCGATTGCTGCATAGTCTGTTGCTGTTAGTTCAGTGGTTGATGTTTGAGCGGCCAATATTTCATTGACCACCTGTGCGACTGGAACACCACGCCGACGAGCAATGCGACGAAGTCGCATGACCGTGGTGCGAGGAACCTGTAGTGAGAGAGGTTCCTTATCGGGTGAGTGTTGCGAAGGCATTGTGTGTGGGTTCAATGGAAAACATAGCGGGTTCACTGAACCCGTCAATGACTTTTTTAAAAAAAGTTTTTGGCCACTCGGCGCGATCCACCAACCACATCACGCGGCTTGAGGCGTCCGCTTGTGAAACGCCTTGCCCCGCCGCTTGTAGACCCCGCGGATTAGCCTTTCTTTGTAGCTGGGGTTGTCCTCGTAGAACGCTGCCTTACGCTTGCGCTCCTTGGCGGCGAACTTCGGGTCAGCGTAGCGGTCGCGGTAGCGTTGCCGCATGTATTCCTTCTGCCGGTCGGGATCCGCGTATGGCATGACTGGTATGAGTCAAAACCAGTTCTAAAGAGCCTGCAATATCTAAAATGAGTGTTAACTGACTGTGCTAACTCTGGCCTTCCGCGATCATTTAACAGAGTAAAACAGGCCCGATTCACTTGAACCCATAACTGGTCATTTCCCTTCTGTTACAGAGTAAAGCGTGACAATTTTGCATACATTTTAGGTATTTCATTGCATAACTAATAGTGCTAATTTTCACTTCGTTATGGCATCGCTTACCACCCTCCCCAAGTCACCTTACTGGATAGCCCGCATGAGAGTGTGGGTTGCTGCGCCGGAAAGCCCGTCTGGCGGCTTTTGGCGACTCACCATGCGTAGCACCAAGCTACCGCACAAAACAACCCCTAAACGCACAGCCAAGGCTTTTGCCGACGACATGGAGCGGACGGCGCGGGAACTTCGTTCGGTCAAACCGACGGCACAATGGTATGCCCATCGCGTCGATAGCCTCATGCGGCTGGCCAACATCGCCAGCCCGCGCAAAGCGGTCACTTGGACAAAGGCCGCGGAAAGTTGGGTCGAGGCCAAGACGACGGCCAAGCCCAAGACCATCGACAAATACCGCACCGACATCGCCCACTTCGCCCGCTGGCTCGGCGTGCGGGTCAGCCACGATCTGCGCGACATCACGCCCGACGACATCAGCGCCTTCTTCCGCGACCTCAAGGACAAGGGTTATTCGGATAACACGGGTGCGCTCATCATCGCCACAATCCGGTCAGTCTTCCGTCGGGCCGTCCTTCTACGCCAGATCGACGTTAACCCCGCGGAACTGCTGACGATTAGCCGGTCGGACGCGGCCAAGCGCCGGTCGTTTACACCGGACGAGATCGGGCGCATCCTCGCCATCGTGGACGAAGAATGGCGGGTCGCCTGCCTCTTCGGACTCTACTACGGCATGCGGCTTTGGGATGCCTGCAACCGCTCCCACGAAGAGATCGACGGCGGCGTCTTGCGCTTTGTCCCGCAAAAGAAGTCGCGCCGAGGCAGGGTCGTCGCCGTCCCGCTCATTGGGGAACTGGCCAGCCTGCAAGGCACCGGCCCCATCACGCCGCGCCTGCACAAGCTAACGGTGTCAGTAGCCAGCGGTCAGTTCTCCCGCATCTTGGACAAGGCTGGCATCGTCCGGTCGCGGCAGAAGGCTACCGGCAAAGGCCGCGGAGTTGTGGATGCGACCTTCCATTCGTGGCGGCATACGACCAATTCGCTGCTCGTAGACGCAGGAGTTGACCAGAAGGTGCGGCAAATGATCTGCGACCACGATACGGTCGAGATGTCCAACCGCTACACGCACGCCTCGCTGGAGACGATGAGCAAGGCACTGGAGTCGCTCGCTACCCTCGCCAAGTAGCGTTGGTGCCGCGGGTGTCCAAATGGACGAACGAGCGATACAATCCCAGCCCGCCCTTGAACATGCCCTCGCGCCGGAGGTCGAGCAGGACGAGGTAAAGCGAGGCCGGTTGCGCCGTCACCAGATCGGTCGCGTTAAAGCGCACATGCGTCGAGTTGCTCACGCCGCCGATGCGCTTGTTGTAAGCCGGTGACCGATAGGCGCTGGTAATGCGGATTGACGCGCCCAGTCGCTTGCGGGCCTCGTCCAGCACGTTGGCCGTGCGCTCCATGTTCGGCCACAGTGCCGCCGGAGGGTCGGTGTTAAGGTTGAGTTTCTCGTCGCTGGCTCCGCGGTAGAAAAACTCCTTGGCTGCAAAATGCTTCACGCCCCAGCGGTCGAGATCCCGCTGGAACTTTTGTTCGTTGCTCACTTCTTTTCGCGGCGAACGATTTCGATCAGAGCGATGACGGCGATGCCAGCAGAGGCAATCGCGCCCATCAACTCCGGCGAAAGTTTCCAGCCGACGAGAGCCAGCAAGGTGGCCGCTCCGGCATAGGTGGAAGGTTCTTTGAGTCGGGCGAGGATGTAGTCGATCATGTTATTTGGACGAGGTTGGTTTTTGAAGAGGCACAGAAACGTGCAAAGTGTTTTTGGCGAAGTCCCAGCCAAGCCGGACTTCGGAAAGATTCGCGCAGCCTGTCAGCGCAAAGGCGGCGATGATTAGAAAGAGGCGCATGTTTTGACTACACCCGCACGCCGGATGGGGGTCAAGGGTTTGAGGACAATGCGGCGATGGCTTCGGCACTGGCGGTTTCGTAGGAACAAGGTGCAGCGGGCCACGATGGGCGCGGCGAAGGATCAACCGCCGATGCCACAATCAGTTGCGAAGTCCAGTCACGCAGGGATTGCATCAGTGGCCCAAGGGGTTTGCCAGCCAGCACAAGCGACAAGCGAAGATCGGACAGTGCGTGAAGTTGCGTGCTGGTAAGGTGCTGCTCGACCCATTCGGCGGCGGTGACAGCGGGCGGCGGTGTAGCGATCAAGCTGCGGGTGACGGCGTCCCAGATGAGGTTTCCGTTTTGCAGTCCCTCGCCTTCGGCGTCGGTGAGCGGGAGGGCGGTGATGCCTTCCGGAAGCGGATCTGCGATGACGGTGCCGATGGAGACGGATTGGCCTGTCGTGGTGTTATAAAGGAGGTGCCAGTTTTGCATGTTAGGGGATGCCGATGAGGGTGAAGCCGTAGCGGTCGGGGT